CCGCCAGGTGGCGGCGAAACGGCGGCGGGATAAATAGGGGGTTAGACGGGTGCGGCGTCGGCGGCCGGCGGATCAATCAGGTTTAGCAGGGAAGCGATGGTGAGCGCGCGGCGCTGTCCCTGGGCATCAACCAGGAACAGGGTAAAGCTGGTGGAGCGGGTCATGTCGATGTGACCAATGCGCCGGCGGGCGCTCAGCTCGCCCAGGGCTTGCATGGTGGTGTCGCGCGCCGAGCTGGCCGAGCATTGGCCCAGTTCCACCAGGTGGGCGGTGCAGCGGTCGACCAGGCGCTCCTGGTCGTGCGCCAGGTGTTCGGCTTCGTGTTGTTGCAGGAATGTCAGAGCGAGGGGGTAGAGTGCTATTGTGTTCATATTGATTCGGTATTGAGTTAGTATCAGCCTAATAGCTCAAGCTGTTGCATGACGCGATGCAGGACCGCCGGCGATATCGGCAAGCGGATCTCGTTTCGGGGCTTGGCGGAAGGTGACAGCGTGCGGACGGCTTCCAGGTTGGCCACGTAGGTATGGCCGCACTCGGGGTCCACGCACTGGTAGACGATTTCCCGAAGGGTCTTTGAAAGCTGCCGGCTGCTGCGAGCGGTAGCGCCGGCATCACAGTGAGGGCAGCGGATAACGATTCTCATGCTCATAGTGTTTCTTTCCTGGTCCATGTAGAAGGCGCTCCCCAGGCCTTACAACTTGTTGACAAACTGCAATGGAAGCCAGGAAAACTACTTCTTTTCGGAAAGTTGCTTTACACCCAACAAGTAGATAATGCGCGCCATAGCGGATTCGCTGCGAATCTCCTTAGTCGCCAGTTGCTTGAGTCGTTTTCGTTCCGCGTCAGTCAGCGGAACAGGAACGCGGGTAGTCGGTTTAGAAGGCATTGTCGTTTGCATAATGTAATAGTCTGTGTCAGATTGTTGCAATATGTAAATTGTAACCCGTATCTTGCCGGCGAGCATTAGGTTGAGATTACTTTTTGAAACTTTAATTGAAAAAATGGATAACAATAAATCGGACGTTGCCGCAATAGTTGACAGAATGAAAGTCGCTATAGGGGTGCAGAAAGATAAAGAGCTGGCCGAGTATTTAGGCAGCTCCAAGAGTGGGCCGGCCGTGTGGAAGTCGCGCGGTAGCATTCCCATAGCCGAGTGCATCAAGGTCGCCCAGGACAAAAACTGTAGCCTTGACTGGCTGGTGCTAGGGCGTGGTGGGTTTACAACGATTGGTGTCGAATCAACCATTACGGATTCGCAAGCCGCGACGGCGGGCGACCAGGTGGCGATACCGCTGTTCGATATGGCGACCTATCTAATCCAGGGCGCGGCCGGCGGGGCGGTGGTGACGGTGCCGCGCGGCGTGCTTGAGGAACACGGCTTGTGCGCCGGTGAAACCATGATCGTGCGCGCCGTAGGCGACGCGATGGCCGACACGATCACGGGCGGCCAGTATGTGATTGTGGACCGCCGCCCGCGCGATACGGACGGCATCTACCTGGTGCGATTTGGGGAGGTGCTGCGCATCGCCCGTTTGCAGCGCATGGTGCGAGGGGCGACACGCGTAAGCTATGAAAACACGGCCTACGCGGTGGACGTGATACCGCCGGAGCCGGACGATTCGATAGAGATAATCGGGTACTGCCAGTCCATCATTTCCCGCGTGCTTTAGCCTTTCCTTCCTTCCCTTCCTCCTTCTGTTTCTCGGCCCGCTTCAATGTGTTGTACAGGGTGGCGCGGCTGACTCCCAACTGCGCCGCCACGCTCGCCACGGTCATTTCGCCGCCGGCAAGCATCGCGGTAGCTGCCTTGATCTTCTCCCCATCCATCGCCGCCGGCCGGCCGCCCACGCGGCCGCGCGCCCTGGCCGCTTTCAGGCCCGCCATTGTGTTTTCGTGGATCACGTCGAGCCGGTACTGCGCCATCGCCGCCATGACCGTAAAGAACATGCGGCCGTGCGGCGTCTTGGTGTCTATGCTCTCGGTCAGGCTCTCAAACTCGATGCCGGCGGCCATCAGTTCGTTGACGATCAAAATCAGGTCGTTGACGTTGCCGCCCAGGCGATCGAGCCGCCACACGACCAGGGTGTCACCTGGGCGCAGCGCGCGGCGCATGCTCTCCAGCTCGGGCCTGGCCTTGGTGGTGCGGCTGCTGGCCTTGTCCTGGTAAATCTGCGCGCAGCCGGCGCGCGTCAGTGCGTCGCGCTGAAGGTCTAGATTCTGGTCCACGGTCGAAACGCGGGCGTAGCCTATGCGCATGCCGCCGCTGATGATGTCGAGATTCATTGCTTACATTTCCTCATGGCCTGGTGCAGATCGCGCCTGGTGTAGCCCAGGCGCTCGGCGCGCTCGTTCAGCTCGCGCAGTAGGTTGGTGGCGTGGCGGTTGATAAGGCTTTGCTCACGCCAGTTCGCCGGCATGATGCTGCCGTCGCGTATCGGGCCGGTGCAGACTGTCCGGTCGTAGGCCTCGGCGCGGGCGTAGTATTCGCGCGCCAGGTTGTCGATGGGCGTCACTGGTTCGGGCGTGAATTCTCCGAACAGGTGCGCCGTTTCGATTGGGGCCGCGAAGTCAACGCCGAGCCATAGCGGCCACTCGGGCAGCCGCAGCGCCGGCGCGGTGAAATCGACTATCTGGCCGGCGAACTCCTGGCCGTCGTTGAACAGGCGCAGCGAGCGCTTTTTGTCTCCTGGCTGGACCTGGGCGCTTTCCTCGGCATCCATTTGGTGCGACAAGGCCTCGCACGCGGCGCACAGGCGCTCGCCGGAGTCGGGGTGCTGTGTAGGTAGCTCCGAAGCGCCGCAAGCGCTACAAGCGCCTCTATTCGCGTCACGCTGGTTGGTCATGCTGTTGGCCCTTTCAGCATCGGGGCGTAGTGGGTCGGTGTCGCCGGCATGCCGTCGATGTAAAGCCAGCGCGCGCCGTCGTAGTAGCCAAGCCACACCGGCTCGCTGGCCGCCTGGTCGAAAAGCTGCACCGTGGTGTCGGAGTCGGGCAGCTCGGCCGCCGGCGTCCACGTTACGGACTCCTTGAGCGAGTCCGCGCCAAACGGCCCCCAGGAGCATTTCGCGCAATGCTGCATGTCGTAATGAAATCCCTGGGCCAGCGTTTCCGCGCCGCACTTCGGGCATGCTTCCTCTTTGTCTAAGAACATCGACATCAAACCCCCTATGTGTATAACAATCAAAATAATTAGACGTTTATTATACATAGATATCGAGACATAGTTTTTAGACACTCGGGGCGTAAAAAAAGGGGCGTTTCCGCCCCCTCGGTCCATCTGTACAAAAAGCCACGGTTTTTTAGACAGCTCCGGCCGCCTACTTGCCAGGCTGGCGGAAGTTGGAGCGGTGCCGCGCGGTGGTCGGGTCGTCGCGCATCTCCAGCTCCAGGGACGTGAGAAATCCTTGATCGCTGATTGTGTGCGTGGCGCGCTTTACAAGCCAGTCGATGGCGTCAATCTCGTCCTTGAACCCGGAGACATACACGGCCAGCTCCGGCCGGATCTCGCCTCGGCCCAGGGCCAGCGAATAATTCATTGTGGCTTGGCCGCGCTTGGTCCGGGTCAGCTCGGAATTGGCGGCCGCGCGCGCCTCGGCCTCGGTCGCGTACACCTCGGGCAGCACCTTGATATTGCGGTTGTTCTCGCCACCGACGACCAGCTCCTTGCGCTTGGCCTTGCCGCTGCCGCGATAGTAGGCCTTCACGCCTTCGTAGCTCTCGCGCTCTGCGACGTGGTAGCGGTGCTGGTCGCCATCCTTGCGGGTGATGTCGATCGAGGGCAGCGCCTTGCCGCTGGCGGTGGTGCCTTTGCCGATCGGCATAAACAGCAGCCGGCTTTCCTTCACGGTCATGGTGGCGTCGTACCGCTTCGCCAGGCGCGTGAGAAAGGACATATCGGACTCGTGCGTCTGGTCGATGTGCGGGATAGCGACTTTCGCCAGGTCGTCGCCCACAACTGGCGTGAGCTTGTGCTTTGCTGCGATCGCCTTCACGATCGCGCCGATGGTCTGCTGGTGCCAGCTCTTTTCCTGGCGCTCGCCCATCGCCTTCGTCATCGAGGCGCTGCGGCCGCGCACGGTGATGATGTCGGGTGATCCGCTGTGTTCGGTTTCGTCCACGGTGAACGTGCCTTTATCGACCAGGGCTTCGCCGTCCCATCCGATCGAGATAGCCAGCACCGCGCCGCGCTTGGGGATCGCCAGGCGGCCGTCAGCGTCGTCCAGAACGATATCCAGGGTGTCTGCCTCGCCGCCCCTGGTTTCGTTGATGGTGAGGCTGACCAGGCGCGGCTCTATCGCGCTGGTCAAGTCCTTGCCGTCCAGGGTGACGGTGAAGGCCGGCGTGGGCTGCTTCATTCGCTGGCCTCCTGCTCGCTCAGCATCGAATCGTCAACGTGCGTCAGGCCGATGCTGAAATCGATCTTGCGCGGCACGCCGTCCTGGTCGTGGTAGGTCTGGTTCTCGCTCAGCACCTCAATGATGAAAGCGCCGTAGACGTAGCCCGCGCCGTCGACCAGGGCGTAGGCCTCGCCGGCGTCGGCCAGGCTGCGCAGCTCGCGCAGCGAGGCGATGCCGTCGCCCAGCTCGGCGGTGGCGACGCCGTTAAGCGTGATCGTGTCATCGCCAGGGCCGAGAAACTGGAAGGCGTCGCGCGCGCCCACTCGGGACGTGCCGCGATGCTTCCAGCGGGTTTGCCGTTGCAGTTCGTGATAAGCCAGGGTATCGAGGCCGAACACGAATTGATCCAGGGACATCAACATGCTTTTTTCCTTCTTGGTTAATCGGACAGGCGCGAGCCGATACGGGATTGCTTGGCGCGCTCGCGGCGGTCCAGCTCGGCCGTGACGGCGCGCGCGATCGCTTGCGGGTCCATGCCTGGCGCGGCGGTGATCTGGATCGAGTAACTAGGCGCTGCCGCCGGCGGCGCATTGCCCCCGCCCTGGCCGCCCTGGGGCGCGAGCAATGAGCCGCGCCGGTCGATCGGAACCTGGTTGCTGACCAGGGGCGAGCCGGCCTGGCCGGAGCTGCCGCCAGCGGCGGCGGCCGGCACGATCGCGCGCAGCGCTTCCGGCACGTTCACCTGGGCCATGCCTTGCGCCAGGTTCGCGCCGAGCTGGCCGGCCTGGGCCAGCGCCGGCGAGTTGAACGCGCCGGCCGCCGTTACGGCCAGGGCAAGCGAGGCCTTGGCCACCAGCGCCTTGCCGCCGTCGATGCCGCCGGCCGCGCCCTCGCTGATGAAGCCGCCCAGCTCGCCAAAGACGCGGCTAGGGGAATGGATGCCCAGCTTTTCCTTGAACCAGCCCACGGCGGCCTCTCCGGCCCCCACGATTGCATCTTTCACGGCTCCCATGCGGCTTGTGATGCCGTTGACCAGGCCGTCCAGCATGTTCGCGCCGAACGTCGAGAACTGCGCCGGCAGGGTGACGCCGAACCAGGAAAGCAGCACGGCGAAGCCCTGGTAGAACAGGCCCATCGGGGACCAGTTGACGATAAGCGCGGTGATGCCGCCGATGCCGCCATCAAAGGCCGCCTTGATGCGATCCCAAATGCCGCCGAAAAATTCCTTGATCGGCCCCCAATACTGGTAGATCAGGTACGCGGCCGCCGCAATCGCGGTGATCGCCAGGCCTATCGGGTTCATCAGCATGGCGCGGCCGATGAACAGGATTGCGCTGCCTACCAGGCGCATCGGCCCCAACAGCACCTTGAACACGTTCGCCATCAGGCCGCCTTGCATGCCCAGTGTGGTCATGCTGAATTTCAGGACCGCCATAGGGCCGAGAATTGACGCCACCATGAGCATGAGCGCGCCGCCGACGGTCAGCAGCACGGCGATAACGGCGGCGGTCTTCATCAGGCCGCCGGCCAGACGCGGATTCTCGCGCGCCCATGCGCCCATGCCCTGGGCCATGTCGCCCAGCCACTCGGTGGTGGCCTTCAGCTCGGGGGAAATGGATTCACCGAAGGCCACCATGCCGTTCGTGAAGGTGCCGGTGGCCGCTTCCCACAGATTCTTGAGCGTGCCGAGCTGCGTATTAACGCGCTCCTGCAACGATGCCTGGGCCGACATTTTCCCCTGCACCTCGGCGTAGCCGGCCGCGCCCTTCTCGATCAACAGGCTGACCACTTGCAGCGTTTCCGCGTCGTCTCCGAAAATCTCTTTCAGCACGCCCAGGCGCTTTTGCGTGGTCAGGCCGGACAGCTTGTCGAACTGCTTAAACATGCGATCGAAGCCGCCGAACTCGCCCTTGCCGTCAGTGAATTCCAGCTTGTTGCCGGGGCCGAGCTGCTTGTTGGCCTTGTCGATCTTCGCCTTGTCCATCGACATCTGGAAAATCTTGCGGTAGGCATTGCCGGCGGACTCGCCCGCCATGCCCGCCTGGTCGGCCATGACCAGCAGCGGCGCAAGCGCTTTCGCGCCTTCCAGGCCTTTTATTTTCAGGGTGTCCATCGCCGGCGACAGCTTGGCGAATCCTTGCAGCATGTTGCTGTCGTCAACGCCGAGATAGAACGTCTTCTGAATCACGTCCATCAGGCCCATCATGTCCTTCTCGGTGGTGCGCGTGGCGTCCTGTAGCTTGGCCGCGAACTCGGCGGCCTCGGCCGGCGCTTTCTTGAGCTGCACGCCCAGGTAGGCGGTGGCCTCGCCCATGCCGCCCAGGATGGTTTGCGCACCGATGCCCTGGCGGCTCAGCATGGTCATCATGTCTTGGAAGTCGGACGTGGTGCCGGGCAGCTTGTCACCCAGCTTCATAGCCAGGTCGTTGATTTTTGCGAACTCGGGCGGGACGACAGCGCCGGCGCGCATCAAGGCAACCTTGAGCTGGGTAGCGGAATCCTCGGCCTTCGCGTACTCGCTGACAGGGACTTTCAGCGCTGCGCCAGTGACAGCGCCGGCGGCCATCGCGCCGGCGCCAGAGCCGGCCAGGCGGCCGGCGGTGGCTTGCGTGCGCTCCATGCGGCCGCGCGCTTCGGCTACGCGGCGCTCGCGCGCGGCAACCTCGGCCAGCCTGGCTTGCTGCCGCTGCATCGCCGCCGTGGTGGCTTCGATGTCTCCCCGCAAGGCGCGCTCATGCTGCGCCAGGTTGCGGGTGTCCACGCCAGCGCCGGCCAGCCTGGTGCGCAGCTCGCGCAGTTGGTTTTGCTGCCGCTCCTGGGTGGCTGTCAATTCCGCTGCAGCCCGCTTCGCTGCCTCAAACTCGCGCGTCATCGCCTTGGTGGGTGCGCCCGATCGGGACAGCTCGGCCGCCAGGGTTCGGACGCGCTGCTGCGCGCCGGCCAGCTCGTTAGAGGTGGCGCGGAGGCCGGCGTGCATTTCGCGGAAAGCGCCCACGTCCTGTTGCGTCTTGCCCAGCTCCTTGAGCTTGTCGCGGGTTTCCTTCAGCGCCTTGGCCGCGCCTCGGTTCCCTTCCAATACATTCCGCAGGGGCCGGGTCATGCCGTCCACCATGTCGAACAGCACGCGCAATTTCAGTTCGTTTGACATTTATTCGTTTCCGCTTCGTACACGCGCTCGCTCGCGCCAATCCATCAATTCAGTCAGGGACATGCCGTCCATCGCCTGTGGCGTCCAGTGGAACACCACGGCGATATCGGCCATTGCGTTCTCTACGCGGTCGGGGAGTCCGTGGTCGCTTCCGTCTCCTTCGGCATGAAAAAAAGGTTGAAGATCCCGCCCAGTTGCAGCAGGTCGGCCGGGTCCAGGCGGTACACATCGGCCTCGGTCAGCATCGGCGTGGTGATACGCGGGAATACCTTAGCCATCGAGTCGATGTCCAGGTTCACGGTGTCGGTCAGCTTGGTGCCGCGCAGATCGCCGGCCACCGGGCGGCGCAGGGTCACTTCGGTGATGGTCTGGTTGCCGCGCTTCAGTGGCTCGGACAGGGTGTAGGTGTTGGATGCTGCGTTGTTGGTGGTGGTCATGGCTTTGCTTTCTCAGTTGGTTGCCCCCGCCAGGCGGCGGGGGTGTTGTGGGGTTGGTGGGTTACAGGCCGATCGCGGTGCGGGCGTCCGCCAGCAGGTCGACGCCGTCTACCTTCTCGATCATGTTGATGACGTCGATTTCGATGATGTCCTCGCCGTTGATGGTCAGCTTGTAGTAGCTCAGCTCGGTCTTGACTTTGAACGGGGTGTCATCGCCTGGCTTCGCGTTGCCGAAATCGAACTCGCTGTGGCGGCCGCGAATGACCACTTCCACAGCGTCGTAGGTCTTGCTGCCTTCGGCCTGGTACGCGCCGGCGAAACGCATCTGTACGCCGTCGTGGGTCTGGATGCCCCATTGCTTCAGGACGGCATTCATCAGGCCGCCATAGGTGGCTTCCATCGACATGGCCTCCTGGCCATAGTCCAGTTTGATGGTGCCGTTCATGCCGCTGGCGCGGTAGTCTTCCATCTTGCGGGTCAGCTTCGGCAGGGTGATTTCCGTCACCATGCCTTGGAAGTTGTTACCGTCGTTGAATACGTTGAAATGCTTCAGCTTGGAAGGTAAGCCCATGCTTTTTTCTCCTAGTTGTTGGGTGGTGGTGGGGGCGTTACGCTGCTGCAGCGACGTTCGCGGCGAAGTCGATCAGGTAGCGGTCGGTGATGCGCTGGCGCAGCTCCAGGTCTTCCAGCGGCGGTACCGGCGTGTAGTCGTAGTCGACGTACAGCTTGCCCGCCTTCAGGGTGTCCACGGTGTTGACCGTGTCGTCGTACCAGGCGCTGCCGTCGATGATGTAGCCGCCGGTCTTCATCGCCGACAGCTTGGCGTTGATGCCGTTGATGATGTCTTTCACCAGGGACGGATACAGGTCTTTGTCGATGGCCCACAGGTGCGCCTCGGCCATCGTGTCGGCCAGGATTTGCGCGGTGCGGGTGTAGTTCTCGAAGGCGAACAGCGGGTCATCGGAACAGGTGCGGCTACCCCAGAAACGATAGCCGTCCACGCATACCAGGGTGGTGACTTCCTTGCCGTTCAGGTAGCCGGCATCGGTGTCCGGGTCTTGCAAGTCCCAGAACACGTCCTTGGAAATGCCGGTCACGCCGTTGACGGCGACGTTGGACAGCGATTTATGCCAGCCCGTTTCCTGGTCGATCTTGGCGCGCAAGCCCAGGGCGTAGGCCACGGCCGGCACGGTGATTTCCGCCTTGGTGGTGGTGTCCAGGGCCAGGTAGTCCGGCCAGATCAGCATCAGCTCGCGGCCGGCGAACTGCGCGCGGTACGCCGCCACGTCTTCCTTGGTGGCACAGCCCCAGGCGTAGGCATAGGCGAAGCCGCGCAGCTTTTGAGCGGTGATGACCAATTCGGCCGTCACGGCTTGCGTATCGAGGCCAGGAGCGCCGAGAATGCGCGGCTTGACCTGAAGGCGGCCTTGCGCCGCAAGCAGCGCCTTGAGGCCCGTATATTTGCCCTCGGGCGTCACGGTGCCGATAACGTTGGCGGTGGTGTCGGCCGGGGTCGCGCCTTCGGATACGCGCACCACGACGGTTACGGGCTTGGTCTGCGCGCCGATGCCGACCAGCGCCTTGCGCAGCGTGCCTTTGATGCCGGCAGCGCCGATCGCGCTGATGACGTTGGTAATCAGCACCGGGGTGTTCAGCGGGAATACCGCCGGGTCCGCGTCGTCTGCGGTGCAGACCATGCCGATAATCGAGGATGACACGGTGCGAATCGGGCGCGTGCCTTGGTTGATCTCCGTAACGCGGATACCGTGGTGGTAGTCGTCTGCCATAAAAAAAATGCTCCTGATGGGTGATGAAAAAAACGTGATCGCGGCGCGATCGCGGCTGTGTGTGCTGACAGTGGCGACAGCTTGCCCCGCGCGCGTGCGGAGCGCATCAAGTGGCGGACGTGGTGGCGGTGAGTACAAACGACTCGGCCGGCAATCCCGTTTCCAGGTTGCCGGCCGATGGTGGGGCGGGGTGGTTTAGTAGGTACGGATATACAGGTCGCGCGGCATGATGCGCCAGGCGTCGGTGCGGAACAAGGGCGTTCCACCGGTCCTGAAGGACCACGTTACCAGCTCGGAACAGAAATCCGCCGAGTCCCGCTGCAGGTCGATGTGCAGCAGCAGCGCCAGGACGCCGAACCAGTCATACGGCCGGCCGATGCGCGAGCGCGCGGCCGCGATCACGGCCGCCGGATCGTCGGCCGGCACGTCGATGACTTCCCACTTGCTCGCGGCCGCCTTGAATTCGGCCAGGCTGCGCACCGACACGCCCTTGAACATGGCGGCTTCGATGACTTCCCCGCCGTCGATGATGCCGCAATGGGACCAGTCGGACCACATGAACGTGCGCAGCGCCAGGCTGCCGAGCTGCGCGCGGCGGCTGAAGATCACTTTCACGGTGCCGCTCATACGCCGTCCCCGTCCAGGCGCTCGATGTCGCGGATAGGCGCGTCCAGGATTTCCGCCACGCGTCCGGCTGCAATCAGGCCGTTGGCTTCGATCAGCTTCACGCCGTTGCGCGTCTCCAGGCGGCCCAGCTCGATGTAGCGCGCGGCGTTCACCTTGGCGATGAAGTATTTCAGCGTCGGCACGTTGGCGGTGCCGGCGTCGATGGCGATCCACTCGTCCATCGTGAAACGGTTGATGAAGGCCAGGCGCGTGATGCGGTCGTCTACTACCACGGGCTGCGGCGTATCCACCGGCGGCGGCGGGCAGATAGTCCACACGCCCTGGTCGTTGATCGTGCTGCCCACGGTCACGTTTTCCGCGACTGGTTCAAACAGCGCGGCCACTTCGGGGTGCATGCAGTCGGCCAGCGTGAAGCCATCCGGCGCGCGGAAAACCTCGCGGACCGCTTTGTTTTCGATGCGTGCGTAGTTCATTTTTCTTCGTTCTCCTTCGGTTGAAATTGCCCACACCAGCCCTGGGCTGTCATGGGCGGGAAAGCTGCGAACACATGGCCGGCCGGGGCCAGCAGCGCCGCCGGCGGCCGCTCGCGGCATAGGCCTTGCTCCTGGTCGTCAGTGGAAGCCAGGAAGAAGCGGCAAGCGCCGCAGGTCTGCTCCTTTACCATTCCACCACCGCCATTCCTGGGCCGCCGGCACGGCCGGAAGCGCCGCCGCCGTTGACGCCGGCATTCGCGCCGCCGCCAGCGCCTACGCCGCCGTTTCCTCCTGTCGAACCGTTCGACGCCAGGGACGCGCCGCCGCCGCCGTAGGTGCCGCCGTCGCCGCCGCCGACTGTGGTTGCGCCATAGGTAGCGCCGCCGCCCGATCCGGTGCCGCCCGGCTGGCCTACTTGTCCGTTGGCGTTGCCGCCGCCACCGCCGCCGCTGAAGCCGTCGCCAGGGAAGCGGAAAGGCGTGGCGGTAGGGTTGACGGTGCCTGGTTGGTTGGAGCCAGCGGAAGTACCCAGCAAGTCGTAGCCGCCTCCGGTCGTGCCCTGTATCGAGGAACTGGCTACGCCAGCGCCGCCGGTGGCGTAGCCGCCGGCATCGGCCGCCACGTAAAAGCCGGCGCTCGGACTGGTGACGCTGCCGCCGCCGGTCGCGCATTGCGTAACGGCGTAGGTGATGCTTCCCGATGCGCCGCCGTCGCCATAGGGCGAGCCGGCCGCGCCGCCGCCGGTGGCGTAGCCCGCCGCGTTGGTCGTTGTGATCGAGCCGGAGTTGCCGCCCTTGGCGTTGATGATGTTGCCGCCGCTGCCCTGGCCGCCTATGGCTCCATTCAACGGGATGCCAGGGGCGGCGCTTGTACCGCCAGCGCCGCCGGTGGCCGACAGGAGCGCGCCGAACGACGTACTACCGCCAGCACCGGCCGCTTGGCCGTCGCCGGCGCGCACGCCGCCGCGCCCCACGGTCACGGCGTAGGTTTGGCCGGCCGCAACGGCGTACACGCCCATAGCGAAGCCGCCGCCAGCGCCGCCCACAGCGCGCGCACTGGCACCATTGATGGATGCGCCAGCGCCGCCGCCGCCCAGCACGCGAACCCGGATCGAGGTGACGCCAGCCGGAACCGTGAAAGTGCCATCGGAGCCGAAGACGCGGAACTTGCCGCTACCGAATACATCCAGCCCGTTGGCGTTCGTGAGCTGTACGATTTGCTTGGTGTTACCGCTTGATAAAGAACGTCCCATTTCCTACCTTTCTATTGCTTCTCAAAACCGTAAATCGAGATATCCACGCCGGCGGTGTCGCTCTGCGCGAAGACGCTGCGGCCGGCCGACATCGCCAGGCCGGTGCGCTCCAGCACTTCGTTGGGCTGGATGACGGTGTCGTATTCCCAATACAGCGTGCCGGCGGTGGCCGTGGTCGCCCCAGGGCCATGCGCCAGGCGCACGCGAACCGGGCCTGTGGTCTTATTGCAAAACGAAACCGTGAAGGCCACGGCGACGGCCGGCGCTGCGCACGAATAGGGCTTTGCTTCCTGCCCAGCGAGGAGCGCTTGCCCGCCTAAAGTTCCACTCAAAATTGCCATTGCTTTTTTCTCTCCTGGTTACATGCCGGCGGCATAGAAATACTGTTCGGCCCAATTGCCGGCGGCGCGCGCGGCGTTCAGGTATTGCGGGTGCGGGTCTGCTGCGGCGACGTGCGCGGACAGGCGCGCGGCGTCCTGGTTGATGGCGTCGGCGGCCAGGCCGATCGAGTCGTAGAAGGCGTCGGCCTCGGCCTTGGTGAGATAGATCGGGTGCGGGTCGGCCTCGGCCTTGTGCGCGGCGATCGCGTCGGCTACCGTCTGCGCCGTCGCGTAGGCCGCCTGGCTGATGGACAAATTGATGGCGGCGGCATTGGCATAGGCGAAGTAGAAGCGCACGATCATGGCGCGGCCGCTGCCGTCCGCCGTCACGGTCTTTTCCACGGCCGGGTAGTTGCTGACGCCCATCACCGTGCCTGGCACGCTGCCGCCGATCAGGGCCAGCTCGCGCGCGGTCCAGCCGCCCACGTCCTCCGGTACCGCCGCCTCGGCTATGAACCAGTTGGCGTGGTCCGGGTGCGGCTTGATGCTGCTGATGGCGGCGCGGTACACCTTGCGCACCAGGCCGACGGTGTTGTCGTTCGGCGTGACGAATGCGCCGCCGCCGTCTCCGATGTCGATGTGGGTAAAGTTGACGGCCTGGTGTGCGATCACGGCGGCGGCCAGGTCAGCCAGGCCGGCTGCAGTAAGTTGCGAGAAATATTTTGCGGTCATGGTTTTGGATAAACGCTGGTGATGATTACGTCCTGTACGGCGAGGCCGATGTTCAGGACCGGGCGGCTTGTCGCCATGAATCGAACGGTGAAATGGGAACGGACAGGCTTGACGGCCGATACCTGGCGCTCGATCGAGGCGGTAAAGCTGTCCGTCAGGTCCATGTATTCGGTGTCCACGTCGATACGGAACGTGTGCGGCGTGGCCGGCGGCTGTTCTTGCCACCACTCCACGATGTCGGCCGACACGCCCAGCGCATCGAGCGCGGCCTCCACCGAACCCACGGTGCCTTTTTGCTTGTGGACCTGGTAGGCGGATTTGATGACGGCGCGCTTTTGGGCTTCGGTCCAGGCGTCGTCCCAGGCGTCAACACGCACGGCCCAGGCCAGCCAGGGCAGCGCCTTGAGGGGGCAGGTATCCGGGTTCCACAAGTCGCGCAAAGGCGCGGGCAGATCGCCCAAGGCGCTGCCCACGGCGGCCGCGTTGCGCTCCAATACCGTCGCGTTTGGGGGCAGGAGGTTACGCGCCATTGACGCCGCCATAAATCAGTTCCACGCTGGTGCAGTACGAGGCCTGGCCCTGGGCGATGACCAGGTCGGCCGCCGGCAGCGCCAGGGCCACGCGCTGGATACCAGCGGCGGTCAGCGCCGCATAGATGCTGGACAGGACCGGCGGCACGCCCAGGCGGTGGCACGCTTCGATGTAGGCGTCGAGCTGCTTACGCGCCTCGGCCATGACCACGGACGCATCGGGGCCGGGGAAGGTGTACAGCGTGGCTTTCACCTGGTACGGCACGATGACGGCGGTTTGCACCACTACCTTATCGGTGAGCGGCCGCACGTACTTGCCGCTCAGCGACGCCGCCACAGCCGCCAGGAGGTCCGGGGCGGCCACGCCGTCGCCTTCGCGCGACAGGACCGTGACCACTACCGTTGCCGGCTCGGGGCTGCTCACGGACGCATCCAGGACGCGCGGGTCAGCTTTGAGCGTGAGGGACTTGTAGGAACCTTCGGGACCGGCCACAGAGAGGCTTTCCGGCGCGAGCTGGACGCGGTAGCGTAAATCCTTGTCGGACTCCATCACGGCGTCGACGCCGTTCTCCGGGTCGGCCGGGGTCAGCGTCAGGCGCTCCACGTCCGCGTTCGCGGCGAGCTGGTCCAGGTCGGTGCCGGTGGCGTAGGCCAGCATGACGGCGCGCGCGGCGTCGTTGATCCGCTGCCGCAGCAGGATTTCGCGGAAGGCGTTTTCTTGCAGGAGGCGGGCCAGCGGCTCGGACTCCAGCTCCAGGGTGGCCGCAATCTCGGCTTGCTGTTCGGCCGGCCACAGCGCGATCATGGCCGCCTTGCGCTGCGCGTAGATCGCTTCAAAGTCGATCGCCTCCACCACGGCGGGCGCGGGCAGGAGGGTGAGGTCAATAGGGCTGCTCATGTCTTACCTTCAGGATTTCACCGGCACGCTGGTCTTGACCAGCTCGCCGGAAATGTTGGTGATGCCTTCGATTTCCAGCACCTGGCCACCGTCGATGTCGGGCGAGCCGGACAGCGTTACGCGGGTGAGCTTTAGCCGGCCTTCCCACTTCATCAACGCCGTGGCGACGGCCGCATACAGGCGCACGCGGGTGGCCGCGTTGTTGGGGGCGTCGATCAGGGAGAACAGCGGGGAACCAAAGGGCCGGCGCGCTGTGCAGGTGCCAAGCGGCGTGGTCAGGATTTTCCCGATCGACTGGTAGAGGTGCGGCAGGCCTTCGATGGCGCGGCCGGTCTTTGCGTTCATGCCGATCATTTCGCCGGCCCCACGTCCTTGCCGTCGCCCATCTCCTGGTGAACGTGCTTGGTCAGGCTGATGCCGGCCGCCGTAATGTCGCCGGTTGCGTCCACGCCGCCGGTGATCTTGGCCGCCTTGCCGCCCGCGCCTGGCGCGCTGCCGCTGCCGGTCATGCCGCCCAGGTAAGCCAGCGTTTTTTGCACGGTCAGGTTGCCGGTGCACAGCGTGTCCAGCGCGTCGATCGTCACCTTGTTGGATTTAATCGTGGCGCTGTCGGTGGCGTTGACCGTGGCCGCCTTGGTGTTCACCGTGACGGACGTTGGGATATCCAGAACGGCGGTAGCGCCGTCCGGCAGCGTGGCGACCAGGGTGTGCGCGGCGTGGTCGTATTCGATGACCGCGCCGTCCGGGTAGCGCCTGGTGTGCGTGGTGGGCTTGTTGCTCGGCGGCGCGATCTCGTCGGTGTTGATGCCGCGCAGCGCCACGCCCTCGGCCGCGTCGCCGCCTGGGCAAAGCAGCAGGACCAGCTCGCCCACGGTCGGCGGGTTCCAGTCGGTCGTTTCGCCGGCCGCCAGCGTCAGCCAGTTGATCCAGTTGGTTTGCATGTCGCCGCTCTCAACGCGGCACAGCACTTTGTCGTGATCGACGGCCAGAATCGTGCCCTTGCGTACAAGGTTCAAGATCAGCCGGTAGAGTTCGTTTATGTCCATGAGTGCATGGTGCCGCTCGCGTGCGCGCGAGTCAGCTACATGCGTTTGTGCTGGCGGCCACCACACGCGCTAGGTGGTGTGAAGCCGCGCGACATTGCCGAGAATGGCGGGACATCGCAAACGCGGCCTGTAGCTGCGGGCGTTCTTGACCATACAAAGGAAACTCAAGCAGTGAAATCGACAGCACCAGCAAGGAAAAAAGCGAAGCCGGCCGCGCCGGATTATTTGAACAAGCTGCACCAGGTGGACGCGCTGGAATTCGTGCGCACGCTGCCGCGCGCTTCCATCGACATGCTGTTCACCGATCCGCCGTATTCGTCCGGCGGTCTGCACTCGGGTTCGCGCAAACAGTCCACCGGGCAGAAGTACATCAACAACGCCACGGCGATGGATTACGAGGACTTTAACTTCGACAACATGGACCAGCGCTCCTGGTCGTTCTGGTGCCATTCCTGGTTGATCGCGGCGCAGCGCGCCATGAAACCGGGCGGCATGCTTGTTTGCTATATCGACTGGCGGCAGCTACCGGCGCTTACCGACGTGATCCAGGCGGCCGGCTTCACGATGCGCGGCATTGCGGTGTGGGATAAGACGACCGGCCGATCGCGGCCGCGCAAGGGCGGTTTCAAGCAACAGGCCGAATTCATCCTGTGGGCGTCGAAAGGCGACATGGACAAGGACGCCACGGTGTACCTGCCTGGCGTGTTCTCGTCGCCGCTGGAATTCCCTAAAAAGCATCTAACCGAAAAGCCGATCGACGTTGCGCACCAGGTGGTGCGCCTGGTGCCGCCTGGCGGCACTGTGCTGGACCTGTTCGCCGGCTGCGGCACGCACTTGGTGGCGGCGAAAGAAGCGGGCTTGAATTGGGTGGGGTGCGAGGAAAACGCGAAGATTTACCAGGTGGCGAGCGGCCGCCTACATTGAAAAGGCCCGCCAGGGCGTCAGGATCGCGCCCAGGCGGGTTTTATCGTGCGAGGTGGGCCAGGAGCTTATCCCGGATCATTTCGCGCTCAGCGGGCGTAAAACCAAGCAGGGCGCGCACCGGGTATTTGTAGCGGGGACCGCCTGGCCGAACCGGGGCGCTCTCGCCGTCCTGGTGGACACGCGCCAGGGCGGCCACGCGGCCGGCGAAGCCTACCGCCAGGCCGTCGCTGGTCGCCTCGGTCTTGAGGAACCGCGCGGTGCGCAGCTTGGCGAACATGGCGCGGCGCTTGATGCGGCCGGCCTTGCCTCGCAGCTTGGCCTTGCGCGCCTCGTAGGCGCTGCCGTCCGGGTTGCGCTGGTCCTTGATGCGGGCTTGCTGGCTGCGGCGCAGCTCGCGCGCCACGTCGGCCGCCACGGCGCGGCGCTGGCCCGGTTGGAGCTGGGCCAGCAAGCCGCCGGCCCATTCCTCAATCGCGTGCAGCTCGTCCATTACGGCGCCACCAGGCCGCTATATTTCCATTCCGGCACCGGCTCCTGGGCGTGTTCTGCTTGGTACGCGCCGGCGGCGTCCCGCGTGACCGTTACGGCCTCGGTCAGCGGGAGGTTGATAGACACGTCGACCGTGTCCTGGTTGAGTTGATCGACTTCAAAGGAAATCGCGGTGCGGCGCAGCTCGTTGTTTTCCACCAGCTCGGACTGGTTGAGCAAAACCCAAGCCATGAGGGCGATAAACACCTGGTCGGCGTCGCCGGCGAAGTCCGTTAATATCAAGTTGAGTGTGTACCGATATTCAAACGATGGCATGGCGGTATCAATCGCCACGATGTGGCCGGCGTCGATGAACACCAGGAGCTTGTCCGGGGCCGCCTTCAGCTCCGGCACGGCGGCCACGATCGCGGCGCGAAGGCTGGCGGGCTTAATCATCGCTGCCCGCCGTTTCCTTGGCCCAGGTGCCGGCCTGGCCGTTGATCGCTACTTGCTGGTTGGCGTAGAACTCGCGCCAGCCGATGGCCTGTTCGCGCCAGGCGCGGCAACTGGTGGCGTTGTGGGCTTCGACGGCGGCGACGCCATCGAGCGGAACGGCGGCGGGTTCTCGGTCAGAATCGCGGGCGGGTCCGACAGCTTCACCAGACCAGGCGGCGTCGAGCACGCGGACAAAGCCAGCGTTGACAGCAAAGCGGCCCAGGTCGGCCGGCTGCACATAGGCGGGGATGCTATTTTCAATCTGTTCTCCTTTCTCATACACGGTTTTGATTCGGTCGCGGTATTTGGTTTCCGTCACCGTGACCACCTTGCCCTGGCGCTCGATGATGCGCACCGATTGCGCGGTTTGCTTCGCCTGGTAGTCGATCATGGCATCAGCGCCGCGCCGCGCTTCGTGCAGCCGGCCGACGCCGTAGGCGGCCGCGATCAGCGCCGCCGCCGCAATCCACTTCACGTAGTCCGGCAGGACGAAGCCGCCCAGGTCCGCCAGGCGAGCGGCGATCGCTTTCATGCCGCCGCCTTTTCCGCGCCGGCGTATTTCGCGTATGCCTGGGCCAGCTTGGCGTCGTACAGGTTGCGGGCGTAGTCGGGGCCGTTGTACAGCTTGGCGAAGGTGGACCACTTGCGCGCCTTCAGCGCGGCCAGCAGGGCCGGGTCGTGAGCGATGAAGCGGACGAATGCGCCGAGCTGCTCGGCCTCGCCTTCCTCCATCGCCTCCACGAACTCGTCCAGGCTCTCGTAGCCCAGGGCTTGCCAGTGGTAGCCCATGATCTGGAAGCCGCCCCAGGAGCATGCCTCATAGGCCGCCGCCTCGCAGACCAGCATCGCGCCGGCCAGGCGCATGTACTCGGCCGCGCCGCCCTGGTAGCCGCCGCGCTCCTGTGATACCAGGTTCGGCTTGCGTTCCGCGATCGGGGCCGGGTCGATGCCGTGGGCCTCCAGGCGCTTCCAGAACACATGGCGCTCAAACAGGATTTTAGGGCGGCCGTCCGGCAGCATGCCCATGCCCAGGGATTCCACCTCGTTGACGGCGCGCACCGCCGCCAGTTGCACGCCCAGCAGCTCGGCCGCTTTCACCAGGTCGTCGTCGGTCAGGTGGTGCGCCAGCGTGACGCCGCGCAGCGCGATAAAGGTCTTGGGGCCGGCGATGCCGTCCACCACCAGGCCTTTCTGTTTTTGGATCGCCATCACCGCGGCCTCGGTGGCCTGGTCAAAATAGCCGGTCACAGGGACCGGCTGGCCGCTGTTGCCCAGGCGCTTTTGCAGGGATTCGACTTCAACGCCGTGGTCGCCGAGTTTGTAAATCATGGGGTCATTCCTTCCAGAGCATGCGCGCGACGTTGCCGCGCGCGTTGTAGATAATCAGATCGAGCAAGATCGTGCGGGCCGTTTCCATGTGGCTGAATGGGGCGGTGGACAAGGCCAGCTCGATACCGGAGCCGCCCAGGACAACCATGATTGCCCAGGCAACCCAGGCGACGTGCCGGCGGTGGCGCGCGCCTTCTTTGCGGTACACCAGGAGGCGGAAGAAAGCCAGGAAATAGAAGCCGATGGCGATGTGCTTCAGGATGTCATCGAGCGCGGTCATTCGTCCTTTCCTTTCTTGCCGAAGAAGGCCAGCAGATCAACGGTTTTCAGGCGCTCCAGCAGTTGCAACGTGATGGCGATCGCACAGGCCGCCACCAGGAAGGCGGCAACGCCGGTGGAGCGGATCGGCGTGACGTTGACGATATCGGGTGCGCCCAGGTAGCCCACGATCAGAGAAATGACCAGGTAGGCGATGCGCTTGGGGATATTCAGGTCTTTGGAAGTCACTACCAGGAGCGACGCGCCGGCAAACGCACCTACCAGGGCGTTGCCGTCGATGCCTGGGAACAGGCTTGCAAAGCCGATGCCGGCAGAGGCAACGGCGATAGTTGTGGTGCTTGGTTCTGCCATCTTGATTCCTAGTTAATCCCACAGGTTTATGAGGGTGGTTTTCGGTTGCGCGGTTGGCGCGTCGGGTATTTCAACAACCAGGCCATGCGGCAGGATCGGCCCGTAGTCGGCCAGGCCTGGGTTCAGTTCTAAGGTGGCCTCCACCACGCCGCGCGTTTGGCCTCGGTGCCGCCAGCACAGCAGGTCCACCGTGTCGCCTTGCTGCGTGGTGACGCGCATCAGATCAGCTCCACGGTGGTGCGGTTCACGCCTAGGAGGTCGCGGATAGCCCAGCGCGCGGCCTTGCGGTCGTCGTCCACGGTGGTGTCGAGCTGGTCCGCTTCGTGCGCGCCGGACTTGGTGCTATCGAAGTCGCGGTAGCGTTCGGTCAGATCCGCTTTCGTGCTGCGGTACACCGCCGTGCGGTACAGCGTGGCCTTGACGCTCTGCCCGCCGATCTTCGGCAGCATGCTTTCCACGTCGGCCGCTCCTGCAGCCACGCTCGCGGCCTTCCAGCCGGCCAGCTCGCCGTTGACGTTGATAATGGCGCTCACCAGGGCGTCCACCAGGCGTTCATCGGTCACGGTGCCATTCAGGCGCATGGCGGCGCGCAAGTGGGCCTTGTCGATGTCGGGGAAGAAGCCGTCATTGCTGACGATGCCGGCGGCCGGCGTGCCGTCTGGTGCTGCTGCGGTCGGGGCCGGTTCGTTTGCGATAAAGGAGGACATAGCGGTCGCTTTCGGTTAGATGGCGGTGGGCTGGCGTCGGACAGCGTGGAGCCGTAAGGCCTTGCTATCGTCAGCCAGCGCCGCCAAGGCCGGGGGGCTAGTTACCGCCGCCGGCATCGCTGCCGGTGGCTAAGGTGCCGAGCTGCTTTTGCAGTCGGTCAATGTCGAGTTTCACGCCTACGCGGTCGTGCAGTTGCAGCGCACGATTCAGGTAGAGCAAGGCCACTTCGGGCTTGTCCTGCGAGGCCAGGCCCAGCGCCTTGTACAGCTTGGCGCGCACCTGGTCGGGCATGTCGTGCGATTCGGTCAGGTCGGCTACGTGCTTGAGCTGGTCCACGTCGAACGGCTGGTTAGCCTTGAGCGCGATGATTGCCTGTTCCGCGAATTCTTCCGCAACCACGGTGGCCGTGGAGCGGTCGAACGAGTCCGGCAGGGTAAGCCGGTGCGTCAGCGCATATTCCGCGATGGACAGCGCGCCGGCAAAGTCGCCGGCGTCGATGCGCCACAGCATGATCGTGGTCAACACGTCGTCTTGTGCGCCCCGCCCGCCTTCCAGCGAGCCGGCCACGTAGTCGGCGTATTCCGGCAGCACTTCACGCTTCACCGCGATCTTGCGTTCAATTGACTTGATCGAGTGCAGCCGATGGCGATCGGTCGCCAGCTTGGCGAGCATCAGCTCGTACCGGCTCGCGCCGGCGAGCGATTCGCCAGGCGCGGCCGATGCCGCCGCTAGTGCCGCGCTCACGCGCTCGAAATGGGCTCGGGCGGGGCTGCTCATGGTTATGCCTTCAGCTCGATGTTTTCGGCCATGCCGGTCATGCCGTAGTCTTCCACCACGTAGGCTTCGTTGTTCGACTCGTAGTTTTCGATACGGTCGCGCTCCGGCACGTCCTTGATGTTGCGGCGGCGGGTGCCGTCCTGGTAGTAGATCGACAGGTTGTCCAGGCGAGTGACCAGCAGACCGTTAGCGGGGAAGAAAGGCACGCGGACGGCCGGCAGGTTGCCGATGCGCTTCTGGCTCACGATCAGGTCGGCGGCCAGCTTCTCGGTGTTGGCCTGTTCCTGGTTCACGATCGGGAAGTATTTGTCGGCCAGCAGCTTGCGGCCGCAGATCACTACCAGGCCGGTATCTTCCTGGTACCACTCGTCCAGCAGGTTGTTGACGATATCGAACACCAGGGCGTCCAGGTTGGCGTAGTCGCCGGCCTGGCCCACGGTGATCTTGCCGGCTACCGCGCCGTGGCTCATTACGCGCTGCGGCGCGTTGTCGCGGATTTGTTGCAGCCAGCCCTTGTTCACGTCTTGCAGCAGCGGGTTGGCGACGCGGTTGGAAGTCGCCGCGCGGGCCACGCCGTTGAAACCGATCGTGATGCGGTCCAGCGCCTGGCGCTTCAGGATCGCATCGCGGAGGATGGTCTGGAAGCCGTTCTGACGCGCCCAGGCGTCCAGGGTCGCATAGCGGACATGGGTGTCGAAGTTGGTTTGCTCGCAGCGGAAGCGGTTTTGCTGGGCGATGTTGGCGATATCGGTCGTGGTGCGCGCCGCCTGGGTGGTGTCCGTGGTGCTGGCGGTCGAGCCGCCGACGCCCAGGCCCAGCTTTTCGCCTTCCTGGTCGGTGACAGGCGACATGTTGATGCTGCCCAGGAAGGCGCTGGACGCCTGAATTTTTTGCTCCATCGTTTGCTGCACGGCCGGCGCTACCGTGAATTTCTCGGTGGCGGAAGGCACGCCGTTCAGGCCGGCTACCTGGGAGGTATAGGCGTTGAACTTGACACGGGTTTCGTTACGCATGGGGGTGATTCTCCTAAGTCTCTAAAGTGTGGTTGGTTCTGCGGGTTAGCAGTCGGTCGTGGCTTCGCCGCTGCCGCCGGTGGCGGCTGGGCGATGGGCCTGGCCGCCGTCCTGTTTGGACAGCTTCGCCACCAGGTCGGAGAATTCCTTGCGGTCCTTCTCGCGGTCGGCGGTCAGGGTGGCCACCTGGTCGTTCAGGGTGGTGATGGTCGCGGTTGCCTGGGCGAAGGCGTCCGCCTGTTCCTTGCCGTGCGTCGCCAGCAGCGTGACGGCCTGGTTGATGTCGGTGAAGCGGGCTTCATCGGAGGCGGTCTTTTTCGCGCCACCGGCCAGCAGCTCTTGCACGCTGCTAAACAGCTTGGCTACGGCGCCAGGCGCGGCGGCCGGCTCCAGTTCGATGACGGTTTCAACGGCCGCCGTGAACAGGTTGTGCGGGTTCTGCTTCTTGTGGGTGAAAGGCGAGGCGGCAGGGTTTTGAGCTGCGAAAGCCAGAATCTCGGTACCCAGGCTGGCGGGGCTGTCGGTGACGGCCAGGCCTACCATGTACGCTTCGCCGGTCTTGGCGAAGTTCGGGTCAACTTCGATCGAGGTGTAGATTTTCTGTTTCGCGTCGGTCAGGGCCACCAGCTCGGGCAGCGGCGCGATGGTGGCGAACAGGCCCAGCTTGCCGGAAAACTCGCCGCTCAGCTCTTGCGCTTCCAGCTCCAGCACGTCGCCGTAGGCCTTGAACTGGCTGTCCGGCAGGATGCCGCGAATGTGTTCCAGGTTGACGCGAGCGCCGTACTTGGTGGCGCTGTAGTTGGCCGCCATCTGCGTGATCCATTCGCGCGTGATTTCGCGGCCGTCGGTGGTCGCGCCCTCAACGGCGACGCGGAATTTTTTCGATTTGGCCTTACTGGTGTCTGCTGCTTTGCTCATTGCTGTGTGTTCTCCGTCAAGTGGAAAGTGGTGTGACGGAGTACATGGTGAGCGTTCGCAATCGTTCGCTCAACGACTTGCGAATGTGCCGACAATGAGCACGACGCATGGTGGTCCACGCGCGCACGCGAGGCGGTTACGCTTGCCGCATGCTTGAAAATCTCACCTCTCAACTACTGGAACAAGACCCCCGGCGCGCGGCGCGCGACCTGTATTGGCAGGGCTGGCGGATATCGTCCATCGCCCGCCACTTGAACGAAAAGCGGTCGACCGTGGAGTCATGGAAGACGCGCGACAAGTGGGAAGAATTCACGCCCTTGCAAAAGGTCGAGCTGTCGCTAGAACAGCGCCTCATATCCCTGATTGCGAAGGACGCGAAAAGCGGCGGCGACTTCAAGGAAATTGATTTGCTCATGCGCCAGTTGGAGCGAGGCGAGCGGATCGTCAAGTACCGCGAAACGGGGAAAGAGTCAGACCTGAACCCGAACATCCTGGCCCGCAACGCCGAGCCGAAGCGCAAGCCGGCGCGCAACGAGATAACGGAAGAACACACGGCCAAGCTGCTCCAGGCGTTTGAGGACTCGCTGTTCGATTATCAAAAGGTCTGGTACAGGAACGGCGACAAGCGCACGCGAAATATCCTCAAGTCTCGCCAGATCGGCGCTACCTGGTACTTCGCGCGCGAGGCCTTCATTGATGCGCTACTGACCGGCCGCAATCAAATTTTCCTGTCCGCCAGCAAGGCCCAGGTGCATGTATTCCGCGCCTACATTTGCGCGTTCGCGCGTGAAGTTACCGGCGTCGAGCTGACCGGCGAAACCATTCTGTTGCCGAACGGTGCCGAGCTGATTTTCTTGAGTACCAACGCCAACACAGCGCAGAGCTATCACGGCAATTTCTACTTCGATGAATGCTTTTGGGTTCCCGGATTTAAGAAACTCAACAAGGTTGCATCCGGCATGGCGATGCATAAGAACTGGCGTAAAACCTACTTCTCTACGCCGTCCAGCATCAACCATGAGGCCTATTCGTTCTGGTCGGGCGACCACGCCAACAAAGGCCGCGCCACGGTCGATAAGGTCCAGATTGACGTTACCCACGGCGCACTGGCCGGCGGCCGGCTGTGCGAGGACCGCCAGTGGCGGCAGATCGTAACGGTAGAGGACGCGGCCGCCGGCGGTTGCAACCTGTTCGACTTGGACGAACTGCGGTTGGAGTACAGCCCGGACGAATACGCCAATTTGCTGATGTGCGAGTTTATCGACGACAGCGCGTCCATTTTCCCGCTGGCCGATCTTCAGCGCTGCATGGTCGATTCCTGGGTGGAGTGGGCCGACGATTACAAGCCATTCGCCGCGCGGCCCTTCGGTTACAAGCAGGTGTGGGTGGGCTATGACCCCGCGCTATCTGGCGACTCGGCCGGCTGCATCGTCATCGCGCCGCCGGCGGTCCCTGGCGGAAAGTTCCGCGTGCTGGAAAAACACCAGTGGCGAGGGTTGGACTTTGAAGCCCAGGCGAACAGCATCAAGAAAATCACAGAGCGCTACAACGTCACCTACATGGCGATCGACACTACCGGCCTCGGCCACGGCGTCCACCAGCTCGTTAAACAGTTCTACCCCGCCGTGGTCGGCCTGGTCTATTCGGCCGAAGTGAAAGCGCGCCTGGTCCTGAAAGGCTTGTCAGTGATCGGCAAGGGCCGCTTGCAGTTCGACGCCGGCTGGACCGATTTAGCCCAGGCGTTCATGGCGATCAAAAAGACGCTCACGGCGAGCGGCCGCCAGGTCACATACGCCGCTGACCGATCGGCCGAGACAGGCCACGCGGATCTGGCCTGGGCGCTTCTGCACGCCCTGGGCAATGAACCCCTTGAAGGGGCAACCTCAAGCAACACCGGATTTATGGAGATTTACTCAGGATGAACGAAGAAAAGAACAACCAGGCGAGCGAGGCGGCAGCAGCGCCCGCCGTGGTGCCACAGAGCCGCGCGGAAGCATTCACGTTTGGCGACCCTATCCCGGTGCTGGACCGGGCCGGCATCATGGACTATGTGCAGTGCAACGCCTTCGGCGACTGGTACGAACCGCCGGTGAGCTGGCACGGCCTGGCTAAGACGTTCCGCGCCGGCACGCACCACAGCTCGGCGCTGTACTTCAAGCGCAACGTGCTGGCGTCCACCTTCATTCCTCACAAGCTGCTGACGCGGGAGGCCTTTAGCGCCTGGGCGCTCGATTTCCTCACGTTCGGCAACGGATACCTTGAGCAACGCAAGTCGCGGCTTGGCGGCCCCTTAAAACTCGTCCCTGCCCTATCCAAGTACATGCGGCGCGGCGTGGAGCTGGACCGCTATTTCTTCGTTGATAGCGTGGGCAAGTCGTATGAGTTTGAGGGCGGCTCGGTGTTCCACCTGTTGGAGCCGGACATCAACCAGGAAGTGTATGGCTTGCCGGAGTACCTGGGCGCGCTGCACTCGGCCTGGCTCAACGAAAGCGCCACGCTGTTCCGCCGGAAGTATTACGAGAACGGTAGCCACGCCGGCTTCATCCTATACATGACGGACGCGGCGCAAAACGAGACGGACATCACGACGATGCGCCAGGCCTTGAAGGACAGCAAGGGACCGGGCAATTTCCGCAACCTGTTCATGTACGCACCTGGTGGCAAGAAAGACGGCATCCAGCTTATCCCCGTTTCGGAGGTCACGGCCAAGGATGAGTTTTTCAACATCAAGAACATCACGCGCGACGACATGCTGGCGGCGCACCGCGTCCCGCCGCAGCTCCTGGGCGTGGTGCCAAGCAATACGGGCGGCTTCGGTGCGGCGGATACGGCGGCCAAGGTATTCGGCCGGAACGAGGTGGAGCCGCTGCAAGCGCGGTTCCTTCAGTTGAATGAGTGGTTTGGCGATGAGGTGGTGCGGTTCAATCCCTACACGATCGACGCCACCGCCCAGGGCTGACCAGGGCGGCCGCCGGCGGCGTCATTGCCGCCGGCCGGGCTGCTGTCATTCGTCCAGTAGGCGGGCCTGGCCGGTGGCCTCCAGCGCTTGGCGCTTCTTCTCGTCGGAGCTGGCGCGGCGCACGTACTCGCGCACGAACAGCACGCGATTGCCCTTGAAGAACAGGCTAGGATTTACCCAAAAGACATTGGGCAGACGTGGAGCAAGGAAGTTCTTGCCCAGCAGCTCGCGCAATCCGGTCTGGAAGGTGCGGTCAGTCATGCCCACATCAACACCAGACAGGCCACCATCGAACCAGGCGAGATAGACGGAATCGGCATATCCGCCGACCATCGGTTCCTCCTGGTACTTCTGCAACACCAACTGGAACACGCGGTAGGCGGTGCGGCTCAGGCCAAAGGCGGCCTTGACTCCATCGGCAAACACCTTGACGAATTCCGTGTCGTCCTTCTCGATGATTTCGTGAATGGTCGCGGTGCGTATGCCGCCATCCGGTTGCAGTTCTTCGCGCACTCCGGTCTTCACCTTGCGTTTCTTGATTTCGATAGACGCCGGTGCCAGGAGCGGGTTCTTATCGGCCGAGTACGTCAGGCTCTTGAGGCTCGGGCCTGTACGCGCGCCAGATACGTTAGTTTCTCTTTTAAGTGTCATGTTTTGCCCCTTATTCTTTCGTTGATGGGCGGATCGTAACACGCATGAAGCGAAAAGTTAAGGGCTTATTCTTTCGGTCGATCGGATAAAAAGCTAAGCAACCACCGAAAGAATAACGGCTTATTCTTTCCGGTTTGGTCAAAATATTTTCGGTCAACGTCAAAAAATTTACGGTGGCATCCAGCATTATCAAGGCTTACAGCCCGATTCCCTCTCTTTCTCACAAGCCAGGGGGCAAGGGGGAAGGCTTCCCCCCGTTGTAGGTTTTGGGGTTTCCTCGCGCGTAGCGCCTCGATAGGCCGCGCCGCGTCCAGAACCCATAGAACGAGACTGCACCGCTGCGCGGCGCACAAGGTACGGGGGCAAGCCCCCTTGTAGACTGAGAAGCACACAGCTCAACGGTCCCAGGTGCGGGCCAGTCCTTCGCCGGGATACGCCCCTGCGCTGACGCGCACCGCTACCACGGCGGGGGGCTACCGGCTCACCCCGCCGCATGCGGCGGGGCTACGGGCACCTGTCCCTTTGTACCGCTGGCCCGAAACCCCGCGCCCTAACGGGACGCGGCGGCCAGCTCGGCACCATCCATCAAACGCCCATCAACCCCTAGAGCCAGGACATGGCCCCTATCTCGCCGGCGGCCAGCGCGCACCGGGGTTGCCTTTCCGCTTTTCGTTCTACGCTTTTCACGCCCTTAAACCCGCCGGATCAACCCGCCGTGAGGCGGGCTCGGTTTCGCTTGCGAAACTTGACCGGAGCCAACCGGAGGGCGGCAGTCTCAGCGCACCAGGTCGCTACCTTTCCCCGCAAGCAGGGGCGAACATACCCAACGCATGCCACCAGGACGCCGCCAGCGCGCCCAGGAGGCGCTTTCAGGCCGTCGCCCGCCCCTTACCTGCCCCAAGGCCCAAAAACGCCCCAGGGGCCGTTTTACGCGGCCGGGGCCAGCCCAGGCGGTGGGCCTGCGGTTGCCGAACCCTCCCGCCTCCGAGCCTTCCGTGCTTGATACCCCCTTTTTGGTGCATCCAGCAGGACCGGCATAGCGGCCCCAGGCGCGGCTTTCAGCGGAATTTAGCCCTACGCGAACGACGCAAGCTGACGCGCCCTGGGGGCCGTTTTGATGCGTTTGCGGAGGTCTGAAAATCGTCAGCCGGGAAAGCAAGAGCGGTTGACGCGCGGCAAGACCATAGGCAGCGCAAGCCGTGGATTGGGGGATTCTCCCCCCAGCGTTCGTAAGTCATTGATTCGTATAAATAAATCATCCCCCGATCATCCACGAAAAAGCCGGGGGGAGTCCGTGGAATCCGGGGATTAAAAAATAGGCAGGGGAAAAATCAGGGGAAATCGGGGCAACGGCCGGGGATTTGTGCGCGCGCTTCTTTTCTTCAATGCTCGCCTTATTCTTCTTTCTTTTCAATGATTTATAGAGAGAGAGAGGTATAGGGCGGCAAAACGGCGAGGTGGAGAAAATGGGCCAATCCGTGGAAAAAGCGCGGTAGTCCGTGGATGGTGTTTCTATAAGAATCAGATACTTAGCCAAAAATCCCGCAGATTTCCCCGGCTTTTCTGCTCTGCCTGTGCCTCACTGGCGGCGACAGCTTCGGCCGGCTCTCCCCTGCCCTTTTTCCTTCCTGGTTGCCCTGCCTGGCGCTCGATCGCCGCCGGCGCGGACCTGGTGCCGGTCGATTGCAGCAGCTCGGCGCGCACCTGGTCGACGCCCAGCTCCGGCCGCAACCTGCAGCCGGCCTCGGCATCGAGCGCGGCCGCCGGCGGCCGCCACCTGGTCGACAGCCAGCTCATCGCCGGCGCTCCTGCAGCCGGCCTCGGCATCGAGCGCCGATCGAGCGCCAGGCCGAAGGCAGATCCGGGTGGCCAGCCTGGCGGCCGCCGGCGACCAACACCAATTAATATCAAGTTGATATAAACATCAACATGCAACTAAACAACAATCATTAATATATCATGTTGATATCAACACGATATAGAGATACAATCAGCGCCTCTGATACTGATTTTTGAGGAAACCATGCGCAAAACGTCTAACTCGTACTCGATCGCGCGGCCGCTGCATCCGACCGTGGCGGCTGAATTTGTTGTCCGGCGTTCCGCCGTCGCCGGCGATCCGCTGCCCTTCGCCTGGGTCCGTGGCGGCGTCGTCGGTGCCGGCTGCGCGTCCCTGGGCGAGTGCGAGAAAGCCGCCCTGGCCTACCTGCGTTCGCTGCCGGTGCGCCCATGAATGCCGAGCTGCTGGGCGAGTTGATCGTCAGGGGCGCGCTGTTCGTTGTGAACCACAGCGGCGGCAAGGATAGCCAGGCGATGTTCGACTACGTGCGCCGCCTGGTGCCGGCCAGCCAAATCATGGTGGTGCATGCCGAGCTGCCAGGCGTCGAGTGGGACGGCGTGCTGGATCACATACGGGCCACCACGCCAGGCTTCGACGTGGTGACGTGCCGCGCGCGGCGCACGCTGCTGGAAATGATCGCGGAGCGCGGCATGTTCCCCTCGCCGGAATATCGCCAGTGCACCAGCGACCTGAAGCGAGGCCCGATCGAGAAAGTGATACGCCATACCGGCCGCAAGTTGATCGTGAATTGCATGGGGCTGCGCGCAGAGGAAAGCACGAAGCGCCGCAAACAGCAGCCGTGGAAATTCAGCGCCAGGAACAGCAAGGCCGGCCGCGAGTGGTACGACTGGTTGCCTATTCACAGTTGGAAGGTCGACCAGGTGTTCGCCACGATCGCGGCCGCCGGCCAGGTGCCGCACTGGGCCTACGCCGCCGGCATGACCAGGCTGTCGTGCTGCTTCTGCATCATGGCGAGCAAGCAGGACTTGACCACGGCCGCGCGCCTCAATCCCGCGCTCTATCGCCAGTACGTCGAGCTGGAGAGGTCCACCGGCCAGGTGATGCTTATGCCGACCAAAACCAGGGGCCGCCAATCCCTTGAGGAAGTGACCGGCATTGCCGCGTAACGCTACCAAAACAACATCAAGAAAATATTTAAGTGCAATCATGTTGATATCAACATGATGTCAAGATACAATACGAACCGTAGCACAGCAGCCCGCCACCGGCGGGCATCAACCAGGAGAAGGAAGCATGAACATGAACGATTGGACCAACATGATTGAGCAAACCCGCCAAGCGATCGCCCGGTATGAGCGTGCGGGCGAAGCGCTGCGCGGGGTGGTGCTGGGGCAGGGCTATGTGGTCGTGTGCCAAGGCTTAACGCTGGCCTTCGACATCGAGGACGGCGTGGCGATGAACCCGCGCACGGCCGACCCGCAAAAGGCGACCCGCTTCACGTTGGAAGACGCGGCGCGGGTGGCAAAGCTGGTCAAGAACGGCAACGGCACGGTAGGGGAGGTGGTGCACGTCCGCCACGCGATCGTTGATGCCATACTTGAGCAAAAGGAGCTGTTGACCATGTTGGAAGCACATACCAACAAGGCATCATAAAGGCATTAAGTTGATATCAATTCGGTATTAATCTACAATCGACATGCAATATTCTTAATAGGAAAAAAGACAATGGCAATTTACGCGGTAGCAAACAAAAAAGGCGGCGTCGGTAAGTCCACCACTTCGGTGCAGCTCGTGACCGGCCTCTCGCTCCTGGGCCGCCGTGTGTGGGGCGTGGACGGTGACGACGAACAGACGTCGATGCACCTGGCGCTGACCGCACGCATTGAAGCCGGCCTGGCCGGTATCGCCTCGGCCCCGCTCACTGACGGCCAGTCGATGCGCGCCCAGGTCAAGCTGTTGGCGGCGAACTTCGATGATGTGGTGATCGACGTTGGCGCGAAGGATTCGGGCGCTATGCGCGCCGCGCTGTCCCTGTGTGACGTGATGGTGTTCCCGTTCGCGCCTCGCTCCTTCGACGTTTGGGCCTTTGAGAACACCGTCAACCTGGCGCGCGAAATGCAAGCCATCAACGATTTCAAGGTACTGGCCTTCTTGAACAAGGCCGATCCTACCGGCCAGGACGCCGATAACAAGGCGTCTATCGAGTACGTGTCGCAATATGGTTTCCCGATCGCCACCGCACGCCTGGGCGATCGCAAGGCCTTCTCTCATGCCAGCGCGGCCGGCCGGCATATCAGCGAATTCAAGGACGCGCCGCCGGCGGCGAAACTGGAAATGGAAGCGCTGTTAGAAGAAATCATTGCGGCATCGAAGTAATACCAACATACAATCAATACGATATTTGAGAGGTATCAACATGGCATCTAAGATTATGGGTAAACCTGGCTCTGCGGGCGTGCCGCAGTTGAAACCAGGCGTGACGGAGGACCAGGTGGCCGCGATCATCGCCGGCGCACCGGATGGCGCGAAGTCGTCGCCGGCGGCCGCTGCGGCTTCGCCGCGGCCTTCCGTGGTGGCGAGCGGCGCCAGGAAAAAGCCTATCAGCTTGACGATCGACGCGAACATTTTGGCCGAGCTGGACCGCAAGGCCGCCGCCCTGGGATTGAGCCGCGCCGCCGCCTTCGCTTTGGCCGTTTCCCGGTTCATTGCGAACGAAGAACGCGAAGCCAGCCGATAGGGAGGACGACATGGGCATGACCGCATCGCAGCTTGATCGACTGGACGAAATCGCCCAGGACGTGCGCAACGGTAACGAGGAACGGGTAGGCGTGCTGTCCACCGGGGAAAAGCTGTATGTCGCCCTGGCGGGGAACAGCGCGGCGCTGCTGGCCCGCTTGGACTACTCGATACCGGAGGCTATCGCCCGCGTGGGGGATGACGACATACGCGCGCTGGTCCAGCGTTGGCAGTATCGAGGCTAGGGTAACAACCAGGATGCCGCCAGGCGCGGCGAAAGGGGAGGTGGCCGCAGGACGCGGCGTACCAAAAAGAGAAGGGCCGCTATCTACAGCGGCCCTTTTTTATGCGCGCCGCTGCGCCATGAACTGGCGGCGGGCTTGCACCTGGTCGGCCGCGATCGGGGCGACCCTGGCGCATTCCCTGGGACACTCGGCCGAGTGCCAGGTGGCGGTGGGCAGTTCCGCATATGCGCACCGCCCCATGCCCAGGGTGATGTACATGCGGTCCAGCTCGCGTTGCGTTTCGTTGCTGCCGTTCGCTTTGCGCGGCCGCAGGGTGAAATGCTTGCAGGTGATGCAGCGGGTAGGCTCGGTCATGGTTCCCCCGCTCACTTGTCGCTGATGGACACGGACAGGCCGAACTTGCCCAGGGCATCCAGGGAAAGCGCCGTCAGGTGGCCTACGCGGCGGGTGTAGATGGTCCGCTCCACGTCGCCGCCCACGATGATGCCGGCCTGGTCGAGCTGGCGTTTGAACACGGCCGATGTCTTGACCGGCAAGCTGTTCCACTTGTCCCGCAAATGGCTGGAGTGCGCGATGTGGTCCATGATGTGGCCGGTGCGGATCAACAGACACTCCTTTTCCTCCACCTTGTCGAACTTGTACGGGTGCTTGAAGCTGCCGGCGTCGATCTCGGACAGAACGGTTTCCATGATCCAGACCCACGGCGAGCGGTCGGCGCTCGATTCGGACAGGTGAGAATTCATTTCCGCGATCAGGTCGGGGCCGAAGTCGCCCTCGCGGTAGTCCATGCCGGCGAACTCGGCCAGGTAACGCCAGGCGAGCATCACGGCCGCGTAGTTGCCGGCCATCCGTTTCGCGCCCTCGTCGGTGCCGCCGGCGCGGCTTTTCGTCAGGCAGTAGTCGCGCAGCTCGGCGTACTTCGCCAGCACGTCCATCTTGTTCAAGCCGGCCAGGAATTGCAGCCATTGGCGGACAGGGAAGCGCGGCAGATCGTCCGGCATCATCGGTCCTTTCTTCCCGGTCAGGTTGGTGCGCACCAGCTTGCCCAGGAGGCTACGCACCGGCACGTCCTCGCCGGCGAGCATGACCGGCGCGGACAGCAGATATTCGGTCATCTCGGCACCGCGCTTGGTCACGGTGTATTGGTAGTTCTCTTGCAGGAGGCCCACGGCCTTGTCAATCACGTCTTGGCGGCGCGCGCTCAGTTCTTCCCAGCCTACCGGGTGGCTGGTGTGGCTGATGCTCGTCAGCAAGCGGAACTCGGTTTGCAGCGACTGGCCGGAAAACATCGTGAAATTGATGGTGCGCTCCAGGCGCTTAATCAGGGTGGACTTACCGGCGCTCTTGTCGGCTTGCACGGTCATGTGCGGCCAGAATCCCAGCAGCGCTTTCATGTGGCCGCCCAAGGCCCATACGAGGGGCATAGAGGCCGCGTTTTGTTTAAAGGTGGTCTGGTATGCCTTGATGACTTTCGCCGCGTCCTGGTGCGGTCCTGATGGGAATGTGAGGTTGTGGTAGGGGCATTGCTTCTCGGCCTCGGTGAAATAGCAGTCTGGCCCCTCGTTGACGATCAGCGCGCCGTCGCGCCAGGCCAGGCCCACGTAGTTCGCCGCGTTGCGTGCGCCCAGGTGCGCGGTGCGCTCCAAGATGTTGACCATGCGCGAGAACTCGGCCGGCTTCCAGATCGGGCCGAACTTGCCCCATTGCTGCGTGTTGTGGAGCTGGTCGTCAAGCAGCACCTTGCGGGTGAGCTGCGGGCCGTGGCGCGGCGTCTGCACCGTCACGGCAAAGTAGACGCTTGGCGACTGGTCTTTGTCGCCGGTCATGGTGGCGGAGGCGCTGGCGACGGAAACACGGCTCAGCGAGGCGATGCGGAAGCCGGCCAGGTCTTGCAGCAGGGGCGTTTCTTCTCCCGTTTCGTCGTTCTTGCTCATGCGGGCGATATAGCTGGTGAAGTCCAGGCGGGTGCGGAATTTCCAGTATTGGGCGAAGTCATGCGCCGGCAGGAACACGCGCGGCTTGCCCTTCCTGGTGATGTCGCCGGCCTGGCCGGCGATCAGCCACGGCTCGTACTGGTCCAGCAGCTTTGCCAGGGCGGCCGCGCCCAGCTCTTGCAGCACGTCGTTGGCGTCGTTGATGCTCTCGCCGTCGCCGTTCTTCCACTCCACCTGGTCAACGATCACGGCGCTGATGTTCAGGGCCGTGAGGCGGTCATACAACGCCCACGCGGCTTCAGGGCCAGGGCGGCGGCCGGCCTGGTGGTGGCCCTCGGGGAAGGGCTCGTCGTTGTCCATGCAAATGACGACTTGCTTACCCTTGAGGAAGGCGAAGTCGATCAGGTTCACATTGCCGATGCCGCGAATAGCAAAGCTGGCGGCGAAGGGGATAGCGCAACTGTCGATCGACAGGGCGTTGATGGCGCTTTCCACGATAAAGACGCGCTGCGCTCGATCGAGCTTGCGCTGGTCGGCCGTCCAGCCTATGCCGTCCTTTGCGCCGTGGCTCTGCGTCTTGACATCGCCATTGCGCGCCGGCTCGAAGAAACGCATGTCCACGCCAACTACTTGCAGCGTGTCGGCGTCGCGCACCAGGAAGGCTGCAGCCGGCCCGCCGTAGCCCACCTGGCCCTCGTTCACCTTCGTGCTGGTCCAGTCGTTGTAGCCGATCGTCTTGGCCTTCATGGCTGCTTCTATGGCGGCGTCGGTGATGCCCCGGCCCTTCAGGTACTCGCGCGCCTTCTCCCGGCTGTTGACGCATTTTTCCGCGATGAAGTCCAAGGTGGTTTGCGGCCGCTTCTCCTGGGCCGGCGCGGGCTTGTCGTAGGCGATGCCGTAGGCGTCGTGCAGGTACTTCATGGCCTCGCTGACGCTGCAACCGTGGGCCAACATGACCAGGTCAACACAGGAGCCGCCGACGTCCACCTGGCTGTGGTCCTTCCAGCCGGTGCCGCGCTCCGGGTGGTCTACAAAGATCGAGAGGGAGGGGTGTTTGTCGGCGTGGCCTGGCGAGTGGTACAGCGCCTTGTCGCCGCCTGGTGCGCGTTTGATGCCCAGCCGCGCGGCCAGGTCGTGCAAGTCGATAAGCTGCTTCAGTTTGTTGATGTCTGCCATTTCGTGATGCTCTTTCGTGATGCCTTGTTTACTGCCCAGACGAACGGCGTTTCGCCGCCAGGTGGCGGCGAAACGGCGGGG